TTCTTTGTTCTTAGTTGGAAAGCCTTGGCAAATACCAGGGACTTGCGGCGGGTTCACACCTGGAGGTAAAACTGTTCCTGGCGGTAGCGGAATAAGGTAGTTAAAGGTATATGAATACGATTCGTCATACAGGCTATTGGCATAGATTTCAAAACCTCTACGCCATCTAGACCAAGCAGATTCTCTGTTGGCGCTATAAATAGAGTCCGGAACAGAGCCTTGAGAAAACTCAGTCCTGATAGGCAGTACTCTATTTGTACTGAAGTCTTGCGTTTTATTGAAAGAACCGAAAGAACTTCCGCTTCTTTTAGCCATGTTTAGAAGAATCCGCCTTGCGCACTGATGTGAGCACCAGGGGTATAGCCAGAAATGTTTGGACCGTCAGGGAATACACCAACGTAAATACGGTCGCCACGCTCAAGAACGATGCCACGATTACGCAATGGAGCACCAGCGCCTAAGCCATCGGTGTTACCCGCTTGTGCAACAGGAGTCGCAAGCTGAGGCATCAAGTCAGAACAATCAACGACACCGCTGTTAGCAGGCACTGTTTTGGCGAACAAGACTTTGTAGTCACCAGATGCAGGAATAGGGGTGGTAGTTCCGCGTGTGTGGTAGAAAACAAAGGTTGCTGCAGGCATTTCACCGTACGCAACACCTTGGTAAGTAAAGCCGGAAGCAATGCCTCCAGAATAATTTAGAGCTGTATTCACACCTGTAAGGGTGCTAGATCCGGTATAGGTGTAGTAACCATAACCACTAGCGGTGCCGTTAGTCAAAACACCAGTGTTAGAAACAAAAACAATCTGTCCGCTTACCAAAGAAATAACAGAGCCTGAAGTAGTGGTGTTTACTTCAAAATCTTCTTCACGATAAAAATCGTTCCTGGTGATTGTGATGGCATCTACAACACCACCGTTATTATTATCTTCACTTAAAGCAGCATCCATATCCACCAAAATGGACGGTGCCTGACCACCCTGCACAAACACAGTGTTGGTAGATGCGCTGCCAACAGTCTGTGTAGTTACGCGAACTGAATCAAATAAAGGCCGGTCAACAAGAAGCGGCTGTTTATTGGTGGAGGTACTAGACACTTCTAACTATGCTGCTTTTTTCTAATTATAGCGTTAGCCACCAAACATAGACATCGCATTAACAAATCCTGGTGAATTTTGCATCACTATGCTTTGTGTTAATGCCTCAGGATTTTTTTGTAAGGCCAAGAAATCCTCAAAGGCATTAGGCGCTTTCTGGGTTTTAAATTCGCTTACAGAATTAAAAACCTTACTCATACTGGCAGGACTGGATATCTGCGTTTTGATGGCTTCTCCAGGGCCTTGAATAGAAGAAATATATTCTTCCATGTATTCATTTAAAAAATCTTGCGTCTTAGACATCAGAGCATTCCTCCAAACGGATTCATGGCATTAGAAAGCACTGATTGGATTACAGAGTCCCGTAATGAATTGGCTAACGAATTTTTCTTAGTAAGTTCCGGCTTAGTTTCCAAACCAAGAGATTGACCAAGAAGAGCCCTAACAACAGAGGATCGAGCAGACTCAGATTGTCTTTCACCGCTTTTCATGTCAAGGCCGCCAGCGGCAGCACTTGCTCCTCCATAGCTTTGAGTGTCTAAGGGTCCTAAAACATCCTGTGCTGTTTTATAAAGATCTCCTCCTTCTTTCATCCGAGGAACAGCACTTGCAACACTGGTTCCAAACGCGTCCTTGTAGTTGATGTTTGCGTCTGGATTGCCGCCTAAAACAGTTGCATATGCTTTTTGAATTCCCATACCTGGCTGATAACCCCGTTGTTGGAAATACCGTTCAACATACGGAAGTTGCTCAGCAATAGTCATGTCCCTGGAAGGGAGTCCTACTTCCTGCCTCGCTCCAGGTCCAAATTGAATTAGGCCTTTATACTTCTTGCCTTCCCCGCCCATGACATTTGGACGGAAACCTGATTCCAGTTGAATTAACCCACCAAACTCATAAGGGCTTAAACCTAAGTTTTGAGAAGTTTTTAAAAACGCAGCCCGATCTGTGGGCGATAACTTACCTATTTGTGCCATTATCTCCACACCTCATTTAAATAAATCCTGGAACCAACAGCTGTATCGGCTGGACCAGGTAATGCTTGAATAAACTCCGCACCAGAACGTTCGTAGCGATAACGTGCCTGGAAAGGATCTTTGTAATTAGGAACGTAAAGAATACCTGCCAAACGATTTGTTTCGTACAGGTAAATCTCATCCCATACCTTCAATGCCTCCTTGGCATTGCTGGATTTGATCGTACGATCCACGTCACCCAGAATCGTTTCAATCCTGGTGGAAGGGGAATCAGCGACTTCAGTTTTCTTTTCTGCAGTGTCGCAGCGGCCAATCTGAATGGTGATTTTGTCGTAGAAGAATGAATCCGGAATGGTATTCATAGCTTCTTCCAAACGGGCATAATCACCCGCTGGGACAGAAGTTGTAAAGTAGCCCAGGTGATACCTGACCCTACTTTTATCAAAGTCAGATAGCTGCACTACAAAGCCTCCGCGTCATTCAATTATAAATTGATGTAATCAATAAAAAACCCCGGTTGCCCGGGGAAGAAGCCTTACACTCTAATCAAATCAGCAGCAATAACAGAATCCCAATCAACCCGCTTGATTTGCTTTAGTTGTTCGAGATTATTGAATCTTTCACCCGATAAGGACATCTGGAGATCTTTGATTTCCCTGGCTGTTTTAAGGCCGATGCCCTTAATATGATCTGCGATCATCTGTGCAGTCGCCCCATTGATATTAAGGCGAGTATCAGGCGGGAAGTTACGGGGTTCTTCCTTTGCTGCTTTATCTTTTACCTGAAGAGTTTTTACCTTTTTGGTAGCGGGCTCGTCAGGTGTTAACTCGCTTTTGTAAGCGGTGAAAATGCGATCGTCTTGGTCTTGGACCATAAACCAATCGCCATTATCAAACTCACTGACAATTTTTACACGAGTTCCCGTCTTTTTGTGCTGATAAAGCATAAGGACCAGATTTTATTTCTGGTCCTAGTTTACCTCAATCAGCTAATAGTGCGGGCGGGGATATAAGCTTCAATATCCTCGTAGCCAGGTGCTTCATCAGGCTGCAGGTAGCAGACTTCAGTCACCAGGTAACCCTTACGGTTTGCATCGGCATCTGCATCAGAGATGTAGAAACCGCCGGAGGTGGAGGTACCGGTCACGGTGGCGCGAGCGAACACCTTGAAGGTGGTAGCAGAGGTAATCTGCTTGTGGATCACGCCAGTAGCCAGACCAGCAGCACCGGTAGCGGTGGGGTAGGGCTGAGAGCTGTAAGCAGCAGAAGCACCAGCGAAGTAGATTTCACCAGCACGGACACCAGCAGTGGTGGAGGTCAGGTTGGCCTGAGCAACACCTTCGCCATCGCCATTAGCGGACACGGGGCCGCTGTTGTCACGGCAGAAGGAAATCACGTTGCCGGTAGCGGCGTAGACGCCAGAAGCAACGCGGCCATCACCCCAGCCAGAAGCCACAGAAACGGTGGCGCGATAAACGTAAGCAGGGATGGTGCTGCTGCCAGAAATCACCATGCCGGTGATATCGGTGCGGGTGTCGTCATTCCGATAGGGGGAAGGAACGATCACGTCGCCGGTAGCGGTAACGGCGGTGCCGGAGGCAGAAGGAACTGCCACATAGCCGCGTTGTTGGAAGTAACGATAACCAGGAACGGCCAGCACCGAAGTGGGGCCGCCCTTGGTTTTGTCGTTGCTACCGCTGTCGTTGGTATCAATGTTTTTGTACCAACCGTTCAGGGGTTCTGCCCAGTTACCTGGGTAGATTTTCTTAGCCGACAAATAAGACATTTATTTCTCCTAGATGAGTTATCTATTTATAAAGATCAGATAGAGCCGTCGTCCTCGACGAAGCTGAAGCCGGTGGTCACGAAGTCCTTGTTCAGGATCTCGAAGCCAGCGTACAGTTGCCAGATGAGGATGATGAAGCGGCTGAAGTCATCGTTGTTGTTGATCAGCACCTGAGCGTTCGGGCCGCCGATACCAACACCGATGGACTGAGGACCGAAGAAGTAACCTTGGGCGACTTCTCTGGAGGAGTAGTTGCTACCACCATCGAAGGAAGAGGTGACGTTCTTGGTCGGGAAGTTGGTGGACTCGAAGAACTTCACACCTTCAAACTGGACACCAGTAGGCATCACGGGCTCACCAGCCAGGAAGTAGGCCTGACCAGCCTGAGGACCCATGTAGAAGCTGGAGTTGTTAGGCATCATGGGGTTGCCCATGTACATGCCTTGACCAGGATTGCCAGCGTAACGGGCGATCTCGCGGAAGTCGCTGTCACGACGCAGGTGCATCATGAAGGTGGGATCCACGATGGCGCGATACAGGCCATCAGCGTAAGTAGGAACGTTACGCTTACGGAGGTCCTTAACAACAGTCAGCAGGTCAGTCTTAACGGAGAACTGCTGGGTCTGGGTGCCGTACTCAGCGGCGGAGTAGGAAACGCGACCGGAGGAATCCTTGGTCTTGCCACCAGCGAAGTAGTAACCACCCTGAGAAGTAGAGGCGGCACCGTTTGCTTCAGCTTTGGACAGTTCGTCGATGAAGACGCGGTCACGCCAACGGCGATAGTCGTCGAGCAGGGTCAGAGAACCGATGCTCTGGTGGAACATGTTCAGGTTGCCGGAATCCAGCAGGAGACGCTGAGCGGTCACCAGGGTTTCACGAGCAATCTTGAAGGTGCTGGGCTGGGTTGCATCACCCGGGTCCGCAGGACCGGTGTACTCCTTAAGCACAACAAGCACCTTCTCCTTGGTGATGTTGCGGCTGTTGGCGGTGCCAATGGTCTGGTCAGCAATGCGCTCACGGCTGTCCTTGGTACCAGGAGTACCCCAGAACTTGTAGCGGTCTAACTGAACGGTCTGACCGGGCTGACGGGTGAAGTCGTGGACGACCACGGGCTCAACCGCCATTTCCGCGATGTAAGCAGGGTGGGGGCGATACAGCTCCGCACCAAGAATCTTTGGAAAGTCGTTATCAATGAACACTTTAGTTTATCCTCCAGTGTCGCAGGGAATGTTTAGCGGATGAAAGATTCAGACATATTGATATGTCTTATCTAACACAAATTTTAGCAGCCGATAATTTAAGAAAATTACCGGCTAACTATCACTCCATTACAAACAGTTTGTTTGCAACAGTTTGAGGCTGAGCCTGGTTCAGAGTCCGCCAGGCGTTCTGGGGATCACGTGCCATTTGCTCGCTGAAAGTACCCCAGAAGTTTTCGGGGGCTTGGGGTGCTTCTGCCTGAGGGGGAGCAGGCATTTGCTGGCCGATTTGGGCCATAACATTTTGCTGCTGCTCAACAGGAGCGGTGGGATAACCTTTGGTTTCCAGTTCACCTTCGCTCTCGTACACGGGGTACGGACCTTCAGGACCGAAGAACTTCAGGGTGTAATCGCTCAGAACATCAGGGTTCGTCAGAATCTCGTTATAGGCGAGGTTCTCCTGGTGCTCGTTGACGGCGAAATCGGCGTAACCTTTAATTGCGGTTGCGGCCCTGTTTCCCCACTGAACGGCCTCGTCCACCATCCCTTCGAGTTGGACGGCGTAGTTGTTCAGAAGAGCGGGAGCCTCGATCCCGAACGCGTCCATCACCTGACGGCTCTCTGCGCTCATCCCCACCAGGTCCGCCACCTGTTCCAAGGAGGGACTCGAGGAGGTTTGGGAAGAGTTGGGCGAGGATTCCTGGCTGGGAGACCAAGTCAGCGGAGCCGATTGTTGCGTAGCCGGGGCGCTCTGTTGTCCGTAGTTCGCCGGGGTAAATGCTGTCGGCGCTTGAGACGGTTGAGCCTGGAACGGGGATTGGACTGGTTGACTCAGCAGACCCACCACTTTGTTGAACGCCGATTCCCAGGGGCTGTTCTGCGTCTCCGGTTGGGATTGGGGGACGGACTGCGTAGGGGCTGATTGGTAGCTGGGGGCTGCCTGAGGTACCGCTTGGGGGTAGCTCGTACCCACCTGATAAGCCACTGGAGCCGCTGCCGGTGCCGGAGCTGCCGCCGGTGCTGCCGCCACGTAGCTGCTCGGAGCGACGGCTGACGGTACTTGGCTCGTCTGTGGGGTCGATTGGACGGTAGCGTCCTGCATAACTCATCTCCTTTTGTAAGGCTTCTAAGGTGCGATACAGATATGGGGTTAAATCCAATCGGGGATCCGCAGCCATCGGTAAATCCGGTGATTGCGGGTGAGGGGTCTGCATCATTCCCCCCACAAGGCGGGCAAATTGAGAGTATGCACCCTGCAATTCGTTCACCATTCTGAATGGGAACCCCGATAGCATCGCGGCCCTTTCCTCATCCGTTTTTGAGGGGAAGAGGTATTTCAGTGCCTCAATGCTATCAACACCTAATTCTTGCAGATTTCGTACAACAATGGAGTTATTTAATACGTCTTGGGTTGAATCTTCGTAAACAGGACCCATCCAACGCCATTGAATGGTGACATCACCATCAGGAATCAAACCAAAAACACCTGGCGGGATTTGTTGTGTTTCAAGACAAGCCAACATCAACTGCTTGACTTGTTCTTCAAACATATCCATTGCTTGCTCATAAGCAGCAATGTCTTCCGCAGTTGCTGTTTCTGGTAATTCAAGGGGCTTTTCTAAACCTGCAGCAGCAGCAAGACTTTCGCGGAATAACTTTTCTTCCTGGAAAATAATCAGTTCAAGGCAACGACAGATTCCGTACGTGTAAATTGAACTGCTCTTTTTCTTGGATGTCGCGGCGACGCGCCCAAATAGGGATTTGTACTCAGTTGCAGTAACACCAGCAGAAATCGACAGCTCATCCACACCGCCAAGAGCAGTACGAATTTCTTCCCTATACTGTCGAGCGAAAGAGTTTTGGTCACCGGTAATCGCGTCAGGAACGATATAGCCAACACGGTCATTCGGTTCCAAGTTTGCAATTACTCGCGGTACTCGGATCTGACCATCAACGCCACGAGATACGGGATCTGATTTAAACCGAGATTGGCTTAAAGCACCGGGGCCAGAAAAACCTGAACTAGCTGCAATAGATGGGCGCTGAACAACAGCATCTCCACCTGATTCCATTAAATCAGTTTTTGGTCTTGAAGAAAGTAGCGTAGGATTCCCAAAAAAGGTTACGTTCTTCCGCATTGTGCGGATCATGTCGTCATGCGTGCAAATATGATTTGCTAACGCATCAAACTCACCGACACCTTCTGCAGAAAAGCCTTTAGCGTTGTTGAAAATCTCAACGCAAGGAATGAATCCAAGTGAGTTTTTAAATGTTTTAGTCTTGCCTTGTATGGCTTGGTAATTAGTATCGAAAGAAATTTCACCTTCTGAGTGGGTTTCTTCGATGGTTTTACGTTTAATAGACAGACGAATATAACGCTTGACGCCACCACGACCCATACCTGCTGGACCAGAAATCGTGTCAGACTCGATGTCCTGCTGGTAACCAAGTCCTTGGCGGACTTTATAGCTATAGATGATGACCACTTCATCTAACTCACCGTCGATGTTGTAGAAGCTTCGGTATTCGTGACGACGGAAATAGTAAAGACGATAGTTGTTTTGCGTAGGACGGATGTAGAACATCCCTTGTCCATCACACAAGAAGTAATCCCAGATAGAATCTAGGCGTGTATCCAGCTGGTTATATTTGATTACACGATCAACAAAATCTTTACGCTGACTTCCAAAGTTATCTTGCGCAGGAAAAAACTCGACGCCCTGTCGGATGCCGAACAGTTTCATCTGGGCTAGGTGAGACGCAACAATCCCCGTGTCGATGTGGGAACCCCCATCCTTATCGAGATAGGAATCAATAATTTCTTTGAGTCTGGCTTTTGCGTCTACAGCCATCCAACTATTTTCCTATTTATCTTTATTGATCTTAGCAGTCTTCGCCTGCTTCTTTAATTCAAGCCACATCTTGAAGTAGAGAATTTCAGCACGGCTATAAAGGTGCGCATTCTTGATGGCTTTCTTTACAAGCTTCTTACTTTTTCTTTTTATCTTTGTAGCGGCGGGCTGCACGTCCTGCTTTCTTTGCTTTTTCTGTATTGGAAACGAACTGTTTCCCCTTGCGGCTT